GTTACTGCAGTACCCGTTACAGCAGAGAATGTTCCTTTAGAATAGTCATATAAACCTGGTGGGTCTAATGCTGGTTCTTCACCCTCGTAAAACTTGTCATACAATGTTCTACCTGTGTTATAGTTATAACCACTGTTTGGTGAATCTGGACCATTTGGTGCCCCATAAGGTGCGTAGTGTTCTCCAAAATTTGAAGCAGGGTCACCGCCTACTTCGTAGTTTTGGATGTTAGGTACGAAGTAGAACAATTTACCGATTGGTAAGTTCATAGCTTGTACTGATACGATATCGTTTGCTAATAATTTAGAGAAAACTCTTCTAACGATAGGGAAAACCACAGTTTCGAAAGCACCTGTATCTGAAGTTGTTGAAGCTTCGTTGATAAGGTATGACGCTTGGTTTTCATAAAGTTGTGCTACGTTCTCTCTCATGTGACCTTTAAGACCCTCTAAGAATCCTAATTTGTCCCATTTTCCGATTGTGTCTTCTTTGATAACTTTAAGGTGCTTAAGACCGATATTACCAACAAGACCTGATTCTAATAATGCTCCCATTTTAAAATATTTGTTTTGTTTTATTTTGTTTATTTAATTTTTGTCATTAAATCCTTCATTCTTAAGAATTGTGGATTTTCATAAGTTTTTGATTCAATCAATGTTGTTGATGAACCTGTTGAAACTGTATTGTTTATTTTATTTCCAACTGATTCGTTAATTGATTTTGTATCAACCTGACCTAATTCGTCTTTGATAGACTTATAGAGGTTTTTAGACTCTTTAAGTGTTTCAACTCCGTCAAATCTTCTCAGGATATTTATTTTTTCTTTTTTAGTTGTTGAATGTTCAGTGAAAAGTCTAGTTGCATATGCTAAATTAGAGTTGAAGATTGCTACTTCATTTAATTTCTCTCTAAATACATTTAATGCTTTTCTATACTCTTCGTTCTTTTCTCTCAACATACTAACTTCTGATTCAAGAGATTCAACTTTTACACCATTTTTACCATAAACATAGTTTCTGTTATTAGTGATGCCTTTTCTAAGACCTCTTCCTTCTTTAGAACCCATACCATAAGTTCTTGCAGCTTCTTTAGTTTCAGTCTTCTCATAATCTTTTCCACTATGAGTTTTAGATTTGTCACCTTTGTTGCCACCAAACTTTTGTTCGTAGTCTCTTTTAGAACGAGAATCGTCTCCTTTGTTGCCTCCGAATTTACCTTCTTTTGTTTCAGCTTTAACTACTTTAGACTTTCCTTCCATGTTCGCGCCTTTCTTGTATTCAAACTTAGCTTTACCAGTTCCTACAGATTTAGGTCCTACTTTCTTATCTTCTTTAAATCCACCTTTAGCAGATTTGTTATAAGAGAACTTAGGTCCGTTTCCTGTAATTCCTGGTGCTTTTTTGTGACTGTAAGCCTCATCTAAGCTTTCTTCCCAATTTTGCTCGTCCATTTCTTCTTCTTGCTCGTCCATTTCCATTTCGTCAACATTATCCATGTCGTCGTCCATTTCCATGTCCTCATCGTCTTGTTCGTCAAATTCGATTTCATACATAATCTCTTCATCTTCAACGTCAACATCCATGCCTTCGCTGTCATCTGAATCAGATGAGAATAACTTTTCAATAACTGCATCTACATCTTCGTCTTCTTCCATGTAGTCTTTACGAGATTTAGAAATGTCACCTTTGTTACCACCATAATGTGATGATTCGTCCATTTCTTCTTCTTGCTCATCCATTTCCTCTTCTTGTTCGTCCATTTCTTCTTCCATAGATTCACCAAGTTTTACTAAGTATTCGTTGTCAGAATTGTTATCGGTAAGATGAATGTCTTCGCCATCCTTCTTTACAATAATACCATCTTCTTCACCCATAGCTTTAAAAACTTTTAGAATTTCTTCGTCAGAAGCATTTGTCAAATCAATAGGAGACTCTGAATCCATGTCAGTCATGTCTAAGTCCATATCCATCTCGACTTCGTCTTCGTTATCAGTATCCATGTCCATATCCACCTCTTCAGTGTCATCGTCCATGTCTACATCTAATTCAACCTCGTCATCATCTTGTTCAGATAGAGATTCTTTTACTAATTGATTGATTTCTTCCTTCATAGTTGAAGCAAGTATTCCTTTTGCATTTTCGGCAATTACATCTTCGACTTGTTTCATTCGAATGAGTGCCTCTTGTACTACGTCTTTATTTTCTTGCATAGAAAAATTGTTTAATTTAACATATAAATAGTGTCAAATAAGAAAAAAGTATTATTTCTCTTATAATGAAACGTAATTTCTTTGAATCAATTGTATGTTAGTAACCACTTTATCTGTTTGTGCTGATATCCAATTTAATAATGATTGGAAATTTGTTTCATAAACAATATATCTGAAAAGTGATTGTGTAGTATTATCTTTCATGACAATGAAATAACAAGTGTCAGAATTTATTGCATTTAGAACTATTTGGAAATTATTTTGAGATTGTATAACAGAAATTTCTTTTCCATTGTTTTCTGCGTATGATGAAGCATCAGACCATGTATCAGCACTTAAAGTTGTAGAAGTTTGGTCTTTATAAGTTATAATAAAAATCATGTTAATTATTTTATTATAAATAGTTTCATAAAATAAAAAAAGTGGTCATTTAGACCACTTTAACTTTTAATCAATTACTTCATCGATTTTACTCTCGGAAACTGAGGTTATTCTCCAATCGTGAGAAAACCCTTCATATTTTTTTGTAACTTTTGCTTCAACATCAGTTACTGAAAAACCTTTAACTAATTTCTCTTCTCTAATTTTTTTAATTTTACCAGAGTTTTCATCAGGAAGGTCATAGGTGATTTTAGCAACAAAATACTTTTCGTCCATAATTTTAATTTTTATTTACCTAAAAAATCGGTAAGTTTTTTCATCAAATCAATAGACTTGTCTAAATTCTTTTCCGGTTGAGAAACTTTCTTTTCTTCTTCAAGATTTTCTTCATATTTTTCTCTTTCATTTACATCTGAGAAAAGATAAGCACCGGGTGTTGAGGGTGAGGATACTAAATCAAAACAAATTAATTCAAAGTCATCTTGAACTTCATTTCTTTCGCCAACTTTTTTCAAGGAACCAACACCTCTTGATGAAACTCCCATTGTAACACCTTGTCTCATTAGGTTAGCCGCTTGGTCACCTTTAGTTGAAACGATACCTCTTTCATGAAAACCTGGTGAGGTGAGTAACTTCAATTTACCCATTAATATATTCTTATCCCACCATACGTCTGTTATTATGTGTGAAACTCTATCGAGGTCAATTAAAGAAGATTCTGGGTGGTTCAATTCTGAAGTTGATAAACCTTTAGCAATCATTTTTTTATATCTTTCAGCCTCTCTCTTGAGTATTCTTTCAGGATAGAATCTACCATTTCTGTTGGGGGTATCGTATTTTTGTAGAACAGCGTAAAATTCAAAAGGGTTTTTATAATCCATTTTGACAGCCTCTCTCAAAAAAGCGGCATTCATATCTTCACGAGGGGACACGTAACCCGCATCCATTTCAATCAAAATCCCATGACCTGATTCATTTGCCTCGAGAATTCTTAATTTCTTCATAACTCTTTTAGAAATAAATATACTGATTGAGTAAGTTTAGTTGTTATTTTACTTTTTGGTTTTATAAAAGTCAAAATACGAATTGTTTGTTAGGTTATTTGTGAAAATGTTTTTAACGATTCTTTTAACTGAATCTTTTAATTCTTGAGATTTGAAGTCTAATTCTTCATTTGTGTATAAATTTACTTCTAAATTAAAAAAAGATTTTTTTCCTACTGATATCCCACTCGTTCTTAAATCTAAATCGACAATACTTTTATCCATAAAAACTGTTTGTGATATTGAATTGAATACTGAATGCTTTATTTCACGATTAAGATTACATACTACCCTATGCCAGTTGTCATGGTCTTTTTTGGGACATACCCAAGATTGGATGTTAATGTAAATTGATTTTAAATTTTTTGAATCGACAGTACCATATACTGATTTAATTGGACTGTAAAGATTCAACTTTACACTTTTTCCTTTTTTCATTAAATTTCATGTTATTAAAGTTTATTTTAATAAAAATAAGACATATAAAACTCAATGTCAAAAAATTACAAAAACCAATAATATTTATTTCTGAATATGCTAATTATAGAAATTAAAAACAACGAAAACATCGAGAAAGCTCTCAAGACCTTAAAGTCCAAAGTTATTAAAACTAAACAGAATCAACAATTGATGAATAGAAAAGAATTCACAAAAAAGTCTGTTGAGAAAAGAGCTCAGAAGTTGAAGGCAATTTACAAACAAAGAAAAGTTAACGAATTATAAATTCTTTTCTAAATTAACTAATTTAACGTAGTTAATTTGATTGAATTCTTCCCCTTTCAATTTGTTAATTGTTTCAGTTATTTTTTCAATAACATCACTTTCTTTTTGTTCGTCAAGAATTGAATTCAATTTTTCGATAGTTTTTTCTTTAAGTACAGAAAATCCTTCTTTTAGATTTTCACCATCAGATTTAAGAATTTCAATAAAAGTTTTCTTAGATTGTTCGTCCATTGTATCCACATAATTTTCCAAAGTTTGGTTAGCAATTTTTACCATTGTGCTAATTGGAATTTGTATAGATTCTTTAACAATTTTGTTTTCTGAAGTCAAAACTTTGATAATATTTTTTTTGGCCTGTAATCTTTCGTGGATATTGAGCTTATTCGTATAAACTAAAGTATCAATGTCTGAATATAAGTTGTCATTACTTTCAGATATACTTTTTGGCATTTTGATTGTTGGTAATAATCTTTGGATAAGACCAATACCTTCATTAACATATTCATTAGCATCTGAATCACTCAGACCTTGAGAAGTTGAAAGTTGGTCATACAAGTTATAAACCTTGGACAACGACTTACTGTTGAGAACATTTTCCTTAAATTCTCTTAAAGATTTTTTAAATTCTTTTTCGTTTCTATACGATTCAATAAGATTTTTTTCAATAATGGATTTTACTTGTCCGAAAGTCATTTTTTTGTATTTGAATATAAATATTATGAATTTAATAACTTATCCAATTCTTTTGAAATTTCTCCCAAAGATTCTCTAGCTTTTCCTAAATCAAGGAATTGGTCTCCTTTAATCATGTTATTTTCAACTAAAATGTTAAAGTCTTTCTTTCTTGATTCGGGTGTTACTTCAGCCTCACCTCCTCCCGTTTCTGCCGGTGGTGGTGGAGTTTCACCTCCTCCTAATTCTTCACCTGCTGGTTCAGGTAGTCCAGCTGGTTCGCCTCCTCCTCCAAATGATGGTAGTGGACTTTCCGTTTCTGTTTCAGCACCTTGTGTTGTTGTGCTTCCTGTTGTTGTTCCGTAAAGTTTGTCGATGTTATCGAAGAATCCTGTCTTGGTGATAACTGTTGCAGTTGCTTTCAATTCTTCACCAACAGCTCTTTCGATTCTTTGTTGTTGTAAGTCAAGTTTAACTTCTTCATCAGACCAACCAAAGATATGTTTCTTAGCCCATGTAGATGAAGTTGCTTGAATACCATTTCCTGGGTCGGCAACTAAATCTTTGTATAATAATACTTTTTCTTTCCAAACATCAATTTTTAATAGGTCGGCTTGTGTAGATGGGTTTGTAAGACCTAAAGTAAAGTTTGATAATTCATCTTCAAAACCTAATAAAAATAAATGGACAATTGCAATTTTGTTTAATTCTTGCAACATACTTTTTTGAATCCTATTAATAGTTCTGGCGAATCTAATATCTTGAAGAGATAGGTTCTTACCATCACCAACAACTTCTTCAAATCCTAAGAATGCTTTTGGAACACGAAGTGCTGTTAACAATTTCTTTTGGATATATTCGATATCCGCAATCTCAGATAGGTTAGTAGCGCCTGGTAATGTATCAATTGGACTTGGTGCTGCTGGGTCTCTTACAGGAACAAAGTAGTCTTGGTCAACAGCCATTTGGTTGAATCTCATATCTACGTTACCTGTCTTACTATCAACGATTTGTTCTCTTTTGAACTTGTTAGCCACACGTTGTACGTATGCTTCAACATCATCGTCATTCATATTACCAACAAATACCTTAAAGATTCTTCTTTCAGGTGCTCTTGAAGTTCTATAAATCAACATCGCATCTTCAGAAAGTAACAATTGTTTCCAAATTCTTCTTGCTTTTTCTAACATAGAAGTTCCGTATGGGAGTTTTCTATCGTCACCCAATAATCTAAAGTGGGCAATCTCCCAAGTTTGGAATTCCATGTTCTTGTTCTTCCAAGTAAAAGTTAAGGCTTTGTTCGGTTCAGTTTTTTCAATCTGAACTGAAATCTTTTGACTCGCACCTACCTCATGTCTTTCAATCTCAATTGTTGGTAGTTGTTGACATCCAACGATTCCTCTCTCAGGGTCTAACTTCAAGTAAACAAAGTTATCACCATATTTACAGGTGTTTCTTGTCCACATTGGAAGGTTAGTGTTGATATCAAGTGCGTTATTAAATAAGTCAGCTAATACTGATTTGATTCTTTTTGATTCAGAATAAATTTGAAGAATAAATCCATCTTCATTTGTTGTTGTAGATTCTTCAGCGTAGATATCTAAAGCAGCAGAAATCTCAGGAGTATACTCCATCGATTCATAATCATATTGGGCAGATAATCTTGATGGCTCGTAATAGATGGCTTGAGAATATAGATTGTTTTCAACCTTTGTCCATTGACCCGCCAAATAGAATGATTGTTGAGCTTGAAGTTTTTCCTTCTCATATTCTTCTCTACTTTTTGTGCGTAATATTTCTTTCTTATCAAACTTGAAAGTCGGATAATCTTGACCCAAAAGTGAATTTGGACCAAAGGTTTTGGATAATCGTTGCCAAACTGTTAAATTCTGTTCTGCCATGATACAATTTTACTTAATACTTCGATAATATAAATACTATCAACCCCCGAATAACCACTTATATGTTTCGTAGTCTTTTTTAGATGCACCATTATTCCATACTCTTGAATCTTGACCCATCTGTGGAACCATTGGATTAAAGAAATCAGAAGTATTTCTATTTTCATGAACGTTACTTGTCCAAGAATTTAGCATGGCTTTTGTATGATTTGCGACTTTATTTAAAGATTGGAATGATTTCTCAGCAACATAAATTGCCATAGAAATCCCCATTATACAGTCATCATGATGATTTTTTTGGTGGTCAGGTCTTCCATTGATATAAATGAAAGTATTCATTTCGTTGTATAATCTATTTGAATACACTCTGAAGTCATGTCTCATACCTTCTTCGAATGCTGCAATAATTTGAACTCTTTTACTATTAAAGTTGATACCTGGTATCTTTTCATTTAATTTGGGGTCCCATTTCCATTTATTACTTGTGTCAACATTATCAACATACAAACCACCACCGTATGACATTTCTTGCATCTTTCTTGCAGTTGAAACGCCCATACCTCCTGTGATATCCACAACACAATAAGCGTTATACATCGTTCCCCACTTATAAGCAATTTCCGCTATAACATCTGGTGGAACTTTACCGACGTATTCTAACACCTGTTCTCTTTCATCGAAATCAATGATTTGAATACACGAGAAGTCCTCTGAATCTCCACGTGATACATCGACACCCATAACATATTTGTGACCGTTAACGGGTTCTTTAAATATCCATAGAGACCCTCCCATCAACTTAGCTGATGGTTCTCTTA